GAAGAAGAAGCCTTGGAAGGCTATTTCGACAATCCATGGGAGCCAAAAGGCGAAGACCGGGATGGCAACAAGCTGGATGCCGTTGATACCAAAGAAGAGCTGATAGAGAAAGCCAAGTCTTTAGGTATTGATGTCAAAGGCACATGGGGCGTAAGAAAGCTGCAAGAAGCCATTGCAGAAGCGGAAAAGGCTGAGTAATGGCAACCTCTCTTGATCTCATAAAGCGTTCGTTACGCATGCTTGGCGTGCTTGGCACAGGCATTACGCTTGAGCCTGAACAGGCCAATGACGGGCTGGAGGCGCTTAATTCCATGCTGGATAGCTGGTCTACTGACCGCCTGCACGTCTATGAGATATTGGAAGAGGAATTTCCCCTGGTCTCTGGTGTGCAGACGTACACCATTGGCCCCGGTGGGGATTTTGATACCGTAAGACCTTCGCGCATTGAGGGCGGATACTGCTCTAACTTTGGATCGGATTACACCTTCCAGATTATTGATGTGAATGAGTGGAATTCGATTAATTACAAGAATGTTGGTGGTACGTGGCCTTCTGTACTCAAGTATGACGCCATCATGCCATTAGGTCGCATTAGCCTGTTCCCTATTCCTCAAGGGGGAACGATCACCCTTAATACATTTAAGATGCTTCAGAGTTTCCCTGACCTAACTACGGTTGTTTCATTGCCTGCCGGATATGAGCGGGCAATTGCATCTAATCTTGCCATTGAAGTTGCGCCTGAGTATCAAAAGACCGTATCTGCCGAACTGGCAAAGATTGCGCGTGATTCCAAGGCCAATATTCAGCGGATCAACCTTACCGCTCCCGTGCTTGATCTGGACGCGGCTATTTCCAATCGTGCCGTTGGCGGCAACATTCTTTCAGGGTTCCATCGGTGAGATACCCCATGTTTGGCCTTGGGCAGCAGTCAAAAAGCCCAAACGTAACGGCACAGCATCGCCTTAATGTCTATTACGAAATATCGGCTCAAGAAGATAAAACGCAGGTTACGGCCTATGGCACTGCGGGCCTAGAGCTGAATATAGCGTTTGGCGAGACTCCAGCACGCGGAATATGGTCAGTGAATGACTTCAACTATGTTGTTCACCGTGGCACGTTGTGGAGTGTTAACAATGCTGGATTAAAGACCATGCTAGGCAGTCTGGACACGTTGTCAGGTCAGGTCTACATGAAAGACAACGGCGTGCAGTTGATGATTGTGGATGGCTCCGATGGCTATATCTACAACATGCGTGAGCCTGATGCCGTCACGATTACCTCTATTACGCATTCCGGCACAACTGCCACAGCAACGACAGCGACAGATCATGGACTGGATGTTGGGCAAAGCTTTACGGAAAGCGGCGCTAGCCCATCACAGTATAACGGCACCTTTGTTGTAACCGAAGTCCCATCTTCTACAACGTTCAAGTATGAAATGCTGTCCGCTCCCGCTACCAATGCAACGGTTGTCGGAACCTATACAGTTAACTACTTCCAGAAGATCACGGCTGAAGGCTTCCCGTCATCGCCTACAACAGTGGATTTTATCGGTGGCAAGTTCGTTATCTCCATTGAAGACTCTGGAAGATTCTACAGCTCCGGCATTTATAACGGCCTGACATGGGACGCTCTGGACTACGCCAATGCTGAGTCTAATCCAGACAATCTGGTGCGCGTGTTTGTCTCTAACGGTACGTTATACCTGCTAGGAAAATTCAGCACCGAACTTTGGGGAGTTTCTGGCGGGGAAGAGTTTTCTTTCGCGCTAATAGATGGATCTGCAAAAGAGTGGGGGCTGGCTGCTCGCGCATCAGTTGCCAAGTTTAACGATGGAATTATCTTCCTGTCTCGCTCACGGATGGGTGAGTGTAAGGTTGTCATGATGCAAGGCTTGTCTATGTCTGAGGCTAGCGATCAGGCCATGGACAATATCTTCAACGGCTATGACGACATTGAGAACGCTGTAGGCTTTTCCTACATGCTAGACGGTCATCCATTCTATCAAATTACATTCCCGACACCTGGCATTACATGGCTATATGACGGCTCTACCAGCGCATGGACACAGCTTCAATCCAAAGGCATCACACGCCATCGCGCCCAGCTTCAGACTAACTATCTTAATGACGTGATTGTTAGCGACTTCGAAAACGGCAACCTATACAAGCTAAAAGGCGATGTGTACACCGACAACGGCGAAGAGATAGCGCGAGAGATTACAGGAAAACATATCTTTTCCGACATGAAGCGCGTGTTTATCGGGCAATTTCAAGTAGACATGGAGACAGGCGTAGGTCTTCAGTTTGGACAAGGTAGCGACCCGCAAATCATGCTAAGAACCAGCACTGATAACGGGCATACATGGAGCCTTGAGCGTTGGAAGCCATTAGGGGCAGTTGGTCAGTACAGAACACGGGTTATCTGGACGCGAGTCGGGATGGCCTTTGACACCGTTTTCAAGCTTCGCATGACCGATCCCGTCAAGTTTGTATTAACAGGGGCATATCTTGAGATGGAGTCCGGCAAATGAGCATGATCGGCCCCCCTCCTAATAACGATGGGACGGTGTCTACTGCCTTTGCCAAGTGGTTTAGCAAGGCTTACGTTCTGTTGTTTTCCATTCAGAACTCCGGGCCAACGGATAAACGACCAACGGAAGATTTATTTATAGGCCGGATGTACTACGACACCGATTTAAAACAGCCAGTTTGGCTTGATTCTATTAATCCAAACATTTGGCATGATGCAAATGGAACACCAGTTTAGGAGCATATTATGGGATTTGGATTAGGTGGTATTGCTGGAGGCCTGCTAAGCGCAGATGCAGCAGGAGATGGCGCAGATGCAATGCAGGCTGCGGCACAGCAAGGCATTGACACTGTAAAGGGATATGACGCAAGAACACGATCTGATACATCCCCTTATCGCCAGTTAGGGTCTGGTGCGACCAATCTTCTTAGTTATTATTTAGGCATCAGCCCCACTTCAACCGGATCATTGGTGCAGGTGAATGAAAAGGGTGTGCCAATGGCGAACACCCAGCTTTATGCCTCTGACCCTCAATACCGCGCTGCATGGGATGCCGCTCAAGCTGCTTACAAAAAGCAAAAAGGTACAGGTTACACCGCCGAAAATACCGTTGATGGCGTCATGAAACTGCTTGGCAAGCAAGGGTATGACATTAGTGGGGCAGGAACGGCAGGCGCACAGGATAGCACTTATGGTTCCTTGATGCGTAACTTCTCTCAAGATGATTTAAACAATGATGTTGTTTATAACACTGGCTTGCAATTTGGTTTGGATCAAGGGAATAAACAGTTAAACAATCGGGCGCTGGCAGGTGGTGCATACGATTCAGGTTCTACATTAAAAGCGCTGACAAAGTGGGCCAATGACTACGGTACTACCAAGGCAGAAGGTGCCTATAACCGATTTAATACCGACAAGAACAGCAAATACAGCATGCTAACCGGAGCAAGCAATATTGGGCAAAATGCTGTTAATACGTCTGCTAGCTCTGGACAAGCCGCCGGAACTTCTATTTCGGAATTGTTGGGCCAAGGCGCTAATGCTTATGCGGCAGGAAGAATGGGCGAGGCTCAAGGATATGGGCAGGCAATTGAGGGTCTTTCGTCGCTTGCTGGTTTGTTTATTTAGGGGCAATCATGGCATTAAATCCATCTATTCTACTGTCCTATAACGGCCCTAAAGCTGCGTCTATTGAAGATTTGCAACAGGAGCGTGCGGCTATTGAAGATAGAAACCGCCGCACGCAGACTATCAAGGATTTGCAGTCTATTGATATGAACGACCCGGAAGCCGTGGCTTCGGTTATTGCAAAGACCGATCCAATCAAGGCGCAAGAATACCGCATGCAGGCAGGGCAACAGAAGGCCCAGCAGACTAAAGCGCAGCAGGAAAGCCGACTGAAAGGGCTGGAATATGCTCAAAAGCAGGCCGCTTCGTTAACGGCGCTCTATGACAGCATGGTCAATAGTGGAATTGATCCAGAGACGGCCAAGCAAAAGCTTCAGCCTACTTACCAGCAAGCCGGGGCTCGTGCAAAACAAATGTTCCCGGAGCTTGAAGTGTCGGAGCAATTCGACCCCGACATGATGCGGCAGTTTGCGCTTGAGTCTGATGGCGTACTAAAAGAGTATCAGGCCAGAAGCAAGCCAGACATCATGATTGCGCCTAACGGGCAGGTGATTAACAAGAATGACCCATCCAACATTGGCAAGACATTTGCAGAACCAAAACCGCTCAAGGCCAACCCTACACGCGAACGGTACAGCGGAAACACGGTGATTCAAGAAGAAATGCAACCAGATGGCACATGGAAGCAAATCGGCTCCGGTGCACGATTTAAGCAAACGCCTGACACCGTGGTCAATGTTGGCGGTAAAGAGCAGTTCAAGAACGAGCGTGATTTGCGCAATGACTTCCAAGGATTGCCAACTACTAAAGGATTCCGTGAAGTACAGACGGCCTATGACCAAATTACCACGGCTTTAAAGAACCCATCCGCAGCCAATGACCTTGCCGCAGCAACCAAGTTTATGAAGTTGCTTGATCCAGGCTCTGTAGTCCGTGAGTCTGAGCTTGGTATGGCAATGGAAGCCACTGGTAAGCTTGACCAGTTAAGCAATTATTTTAACCGACTTAAAACCGGGCAGAAGCTTACCGAATCGCAACGGAAGGACTTTTCATCCGCTGCTGCCGATTTATACAAGGCTGCGGCTTCTAGATATGACCAAACAGCCGACGAGTATCGAAAGATTGGGGAAGATTACGGTTTGGACGCAGAGAGAGTGGCGAAAAAATCTGGCGTTGATAAAGAAGTCTCTGGAAAGCCAACGCTACCTAAAATCGGCACAGTAAAAAACGGCTATGCCTACATCGGCGGCGATCCATCTAAAGAATCATCTTGGAAGAAGGCAAAATAATGGCAAAACCTTGGGAAGAGTATAAATCTCAAGCTTCTGGCCCTTGGCAGGATTATCAGGAGCCAGAACCAGCTCCGGCACCTGTTACGCCTGTTTCACAACCAATGCCACAAGCCTCTGCTGCCAGCGCTATCCCGCGTCAAATGGGACTGACGGCGCGTGACATTATCGAAGGCGGCGCGGATACCATTGGCCTGCTGTCTGATCCTGTTGCTGCAACGATTAACGCAGTATCTCCCGGCCAGCCTATCAAGCAATCCGCCTCTGACCTTGGCAGGACTACGGCGGATTGGCTAGGACTTCCAAAACCTGAAAATTCGCTAGAGCGTGGCGTAAACGATACGGCTAAGCTTCTGGTGGGCACTGGTGCCACAATCAAGGGCTTTGAAATGATGAGCAAAGTGGCTTCAGGTGCTTTAGCCAAGGCCGCACGCATTCTTTCGTCTAACGCAGGTATGCAGGCGTCTTCTACGATTGGGTCTGGCACTGTCGGGAATATGGTAAAGGAAAATGACGGTGGCCCTGTTGAGCAATTTATAGGTGCGCTAGTTGGTGGTGTAGCAGCTCCAGCCCTTACTAAGACCGTTGCCACTGGATTAAACGCGGCTCAAGGATTACTCACGCCTTCCAATGTTGACGCACAGGTACAAAGAGTTGTGGAGAACGCCGGGGTAACGATTGACCAGTTGCCAAAGCGTGTACAGCAACAATTGCGTGATGACGTCACAGAAGCGCTCAAAACAGGACAAAACTTGTCACCTGATGCAATACGTCGCCTAGCAGATTATAAGACGGTAGGCGCTTCTCCTATGCGTTCTAGCCTTACTCTTGATCCTTCTGATGTGACCCGTGAGCAAAATCTGGTCAAAATGGCAGCAAATAGCAAAGACCCAGCGGCAAATAAGCTTGCTACTATGCGTCGCGATAATCAACAGACGTTGATTGCTGGCATAAATGAGCTTGGCGCGGAAAATGCGGACGATGCTTACAATGCCGGGGCTAAGATGGTTAAGGCGCTGAATGATCGTGATGCCGCTGCTAAAGTGACAATTGACAAGCTTTACCAAGCTGCACGCGATACACAAGGCCGCGCAGCAAAACTGGATCCTTCTGCTTTTACGCAACGGGCTGGCGATCTTCTCGACCAAAACCTTTTAAATTCTGCTGTCCCTGCTGATGTACGCAACACGCTGAATAAAGTTGCTGCTGGTGAAATTCCATTGACTGTTGACGTTGCCGAGCAGTTAAAAACCAACATTGGCAAGCTTCAGCGTGCATCTAATGACGGCACAACCAGACTGGCATTAGGCTATGTCCGCCAAGCATTGGACGAAACGCCGTTACTGGATGGTCAGGGCGAAGAAGCGATCAAGGCATTTAATAAAGCTCGCCGTGTCAATCGCGCCTATATGTCCGTAGTAGACCAAACTCCTGCGTTAAAAGCTGTGCGTGATGGTATGGAGCCTGACAAGTTTGTTCAGAAGTTTATCACTAGCGACTCTGCTACTTTGAAAGACTTGGACAACTTGCGCAAGGTCACAAGAAAGAACGCCGAAGCATCCAAGGTAATCCGTGAGCAAATCGTACTCAATCTAAAGAACAAGGCTACATCTGGCAATCCTGATGAAGTCGCCAGCTTTTCGCCTGCGTCATTTAACAAGGAACTGGAAAAGATTGGTGAGAAGAAACTCCGTCTGTTCTTTACGGAAGAGGAAGTGCAGAAGATGAAAGCCATTGGCCGTGTTGCATACTATGAAAAAACACAGCCATCCGGCTCCGCAGTAAACAACTCCAATACCGCCGCCACTGCTCTCACATGGCTTGATAATGTAGTTCGTAAGGTTCCGTTTGGTGCGCTAGGTTCAAACGCTGTTAAGGATGTAGCGACGAACGTAAGCGCACGCCGCGCACAGAATGTGACAAAAGCTCTGCAATCCCAAGTTAAGCCAACAAAAGAAAAGCTAGTTCCCGTGGGAACGCTTCTCTATGGGGCGTCACTTGGTGGAGCGTCCGAATAGCCATGCAACGATAATAAAGGCTACGACAGAACCTAATTTAATTGGGTCAATATCCATTCCAAAAATTTAACACAATAACCCGCCGATGTGCGGGTTTTTTTATTGGAGATCGCTATGGCGGTAAAACTAAGCCCTGTCCTTAATTGGCAGAATTTCGATGCCAACGGGAATCCGCTAAGCGGGGGCAAGATATTTTCGTACTTGGCGGGCAGTTCAACGCCAGCCGCTACGTTTACGGGAATTGACGGGACGACACAACAGGCCAACCCAATTATTCTAAACACTCGCGGTGAAGTTGACGAGCCTATCTGGCTAACAGAAGGTCAAGCCTACAAGTTTATTCTTAAGGATGCCAACGACAACACCATAGGCGTGCCGTGGGATAACATTTCCGGCGTGAATGAAGTAGAAGTCCAGCTTAGCCAGTGGCAATCCTCCGGCGACTCTCCCACATACCTTACAGCTACTACCTTTAGCGTTCCCGGCGATAGAACCACCGATTACCAGGCTAACCGCAGAGTTAAGCTGCTTGTAAGCTCCGGCACGGTTTACGGCTATATCGTTTCGTCTGTGTTTGGCGCTGCCACTACTGTCACGGTTTCTCTTGATAGTGGCACTCTTGACGCTGGGCTATCTTCTGTTGACCTTGGCATTATTACGCCATTAAATACATCGCTGCCAAAAATACCTAACTGGATTGATTCGGCCATGCTTCAGGATGATTTAATCATCCCCAGGCTGATAAACGACTCAGCATTAGGTATCCCGCTGATTAATGGTGTTCTTATTGCATCTGTCGCAGGGAATGCGCTAACCATTGCTGTCAAAACAAAAGCAGGCACGGATCCTTCATCTACTGATCCCGTGCTGGCTGTTTTCCGCAATTCCACGTTAACCAACGGGACATACGCTGTCCGCTCCATTACGTCTGCTCTGTCCATTTCCGTATCGTCAGGTTCAACGCTAGGCACCACAGACGCTGTGCAATCTCAAGTTGATGTTCTGCTATATGACAATGCCGGAACGATTGGCCTAGCCGTTGTAAACGATGCTGGCGCACCCTCCCTTGATGAACAATCGCTCATTTCCACCACGGCAGAAGGCGGCGCAGGTGGTGCTGATAGTGCAAGTGTTATTTACTCTGGATCGGCGGTATCAAATGTGCCCTATCGGTTCATTGGCTATGTCGTCTCAACTCAAGCCACAGCCGGTACATGGGCAACGGCACCTAGCAAGCTTCAGTTAATCAATGCTTTGTTCCCCAAAGGCAAGCAATCTGTCCTCAGAACAATGAAAACAGAAACGGCTGTTACGTTTATTGATTTCCTTGATATTCCATCATGGGCCAAAAAGATCACGATTCAGCTTAATGCATTTTCCTTGTCTGGTAGCGACAACATTATTGTGCAGATTGGTGATTCTGGCGGAGTGGAAATTACTGGCTATCGCGGATCTGGTTCTGAGTTTGGCGTATCGGCACTTACTACGGCAAATGAAACCGCAGGATGGCGCGTGACGACGGGCGCACCTGCTGGCAGCACGGATATTAACGGGCAAATGGTGCTGACGCTTATGGATAGCGCTACCAACCTATGGATGGCTTCTGGTTCATTTGGGCGTTCGTCTTCCGCATCCATGTATATTTCGGCAGGCGCAAAGAATCTATCGGCGGCCCTTGATCGGGTTCGCGTAACAACAACAGGCGGAGTCGTGACGGTAGACGCTGGCTCAGTCAACATCATGTACGAATAGGGGAAAGCATGGAACATACGTTTTTAATCAAAATCGGGGCCATTCTTAAATGGCTGTTTCCTGCTGCTGTTGGGTCTGCCATTGCGGTATTGATTGGCCCACAAACTACCCCTATCAAGTCATTCGGCATGTTTGCTGCTGGTGTCACTACATCAACGATATTCGGCAGCGGCATCATTGAGTATTGGAGCATTCAGCCGGGGGCAGTAGCGGCATGTATTTACTTGGGCCTTGGCCTATGGGGAATGGGGATCATCATCCAATGTTACAAGCAGATACCCGAGTTCATTACGGGGCTGCGGGAGAAATGGACAAAATGACCACTATTTACATTCTGCTGGCCTTGGCGGCGGTGTTTGTTGAATTGTCGCCCAAGGTCAACACTGACTATGTATTAAAGAAATTCGGCCTCGTGCTGGTCTTTATTGGCTGCATGACCGGGCTAATAGGCAAGTCAACGATGCTCATTCCTGTTGGCATGCTAATTTACCTAGGCTCAAACATTGTTGGCTCTTTCTATATGCGCCACAAGCGCCGTGCCAGTGACCGGAGGGCGCACGGATGAACATCATCGAGCAGTTGCGCAGAGATGAAGGTGAGAATCTATACGCTTATCAGGACCATCTAGGGTACTGGACTATCGGCGTTGGCATACTTATCGACAAACGCAAAGGTGGCGGGATAACACAGCAAGAATCCGACTACCTGCTAAACAATCGCGTGAAGGCAAAAGAAGCAGAACTGGATAAGCGCATCCCATGGTGGAGAAAGCTTGATCCATCCCGTCAAGGGGTATTGCTTAACATGGCCTTCCAGATGGGCGTAGAGGGGCTTATGGGCTTTACCAATACGCTGGAGATGATAAGAACAGGGGATTATGTTGGCGCATCATCTGGCATGCTCAAATCATTATGGGCCAAGCAAACGCCAGAGCGTGCGCAACGCCTAGCTAATCAGATGAAGACTGGCACTTGGCAATGAAGTGGCTACTCGGCATCAAGTCTTTCCTCTCCCCATTCTCCACTTATCTTTACATAGCCGCCGCTGTTGCATGCTTTAGCGCTGGCTGGGCTGTTCATGGGTGGAAATATGGCGCACAGGAATCACGCCAAGCCGTACAGGACGTTAAAACGGTAAAGGATGATGTACGACATGGGAACGAAGCCGTTAAGGCCTCACAGGCGCAGGAAACAAAGACTGTCACCGTCTACCGCACGATAAAGGAAAAAGTATATGCTACGACCACTAACGCTAGCTGTCTTGGCGGTGATGCTGTCAAGTTGTGGAACGACGCGCTCATCGGTGTGCCCGACGATACCACAGGGACTACTGATCAGACCGGAGGAACCGATACTCCTGAAGCCTCAGAGCAAGAAGTTGCAGTCAACCTCACAGACAACGCCGAACTCTGGAAAAAGCAGCGCGACAGAATGAATGCGCTTATTGATTACGTCGAAACAAAAATTAATAAGTAGTGTGCCATTTTTGTGCCATTGCCTAGCACAAACAGGCACAATCTAGCCTACTGCTGCAACTGAAACCCCGCAGAGCCTAGCGCTTCATGCCTATTCAGCAGCATTCACAAAGAGACTTAAAATCTCTCGCCAGTAATGGTGTGCCGGTTCGACCCCGGCTCCGGGCACCAGATATACCAAGGCTTCCAGCAATGTCATGCTGACTTGAGTTTCTTGTCATTTTAATTTTTGTGCTGGTGGTCATTTTGTCCCTAGCGTTTTGCACATTTATTTCAGGACCGGAAGCCGTGCTCCATCCTGTATTCCTACATTTAAATTCCCAGGCTTTGCTAAAGCCGACCATTATTAAATCTTAAAATTATTAGTAAAATAACAGTGGTCTTAAATAATTTATTTTTGGAAATTTCAACTTTAAGAGAAGTTGTCGAAAATAAACTGCCAGATAGTATATTTAAGTGGGGAATTGGAGTTTAATTGGTATATGGTCATTTATTATGATTAAAAGCATGAATAAACTGCTAAAAAAAATATCTATAGTCGGATTATTTAATGTTGTTTTTTTATCAATCTGTCATGCTGGTGAGTTTTATATTCCTGGTGAAAGTGAATCTACCTTTTCATATAAATATGCATTAGAAATGGCAGATTCTTTAGAGAATTCAAGTGCAAAATTAGGAATTTTTCCTTATAAAGATAATAAGAATGAAGATGATTATCTCTCTAATAGCCTAGTTATTATTTATCAAGGATCTCTGTATTATTTATATAGTGAATTTAGGTATAAAGATAAAGGTTCAGGTGTGGCGGAAGCGGTAGAGGAGTTTTCTACATTTGGTGATTTGAGCTATGTTTTATTGGATGATTACTTGATTGTTGGCGTTAATCAAGGGCCAACTGGCGCTTACAATTATCAGTTTGCATTTAAAATGCATCATGGAAAGTTAATATTAGCTGATACGTTTACTGGATGTAATCCGAAGGTGCAGCCTTATTTGTTTGATACGCGCTTTAAAATTCCAATTTTATATAAGATTGTAGTTGAGGAAAATAATCTTTATAAAATGAAATGCCATGATAAAAATGGTGATGTTATTGGGTACCTGGAATTGAGTAATGGAAAATTAAATGGATTTGTAAATGGGGTATTGATGAAATATAACTCTCCAAGCAAGTATGTTCTTAAAAAATATAATTTTAGGTAGTGGAGATTGTAATGATAGGTCAAAGAAATTGATTCCAGCTTCTGGCACTGATGAAATTATTCTAATTCATAGAGTTATAATAATTTTTTCTACCATGGTCATGGCAATCCTTCTTCAGGGTATTGCGTATTCTGCGCAAGATGATGATGAGGCTGGTTCTGCAATAAAAGAAAAGATAATACAAGAGTTAGGCAACCAGATTGAGTATTTTAAAGCAACTGCTTATCCAGAAATGAATATTGAAAAAGTAGGGAAGAATAAATCTGAATTATTAGCATGCACTAGTTTTTTAAAGAATTCATTGATAAAAAAATATTTTCCTAAACCTAAAATTATTGCGATAAATCAGCATGAAAAAAAGAAACTATTTTCCATATTAAAAAGTATGGCAGAAGCAAATAATCAAAAATTTATTAGCCATAATTCAAACAACAGTTATATGGAGAATTATAAATACTTATGGAAAGAAAGGGACGTGTTGCCATCGGAAGGCTTTAATGAGGCACAGCTCTTGTATGAGATTCCGGAAAGTGTCGGAGGATTTAAACGTGCATTGGTCGCAATAATTATTCTGGATGATGAGGGTAATGGTTATACGAGAGATAGAGGGTTGTCAATTGGCCTTTCATCTCTAAGCAATGATGGAACATTAGTAAGTGTTGGTTCAGCTTATTCACTTCAGCATGCTTTAAATATGGAAGAAAAATACTCCTCAGATAATTATGCATATAGCAGCTCATATTCAGAACATGCTGGGTTATTATCAGACGAAAATGGTATGCCGGTTTTTTGGATGAAAGGGATCGGTGAATGGTTGACGATTAACTTAATGTCTAGTGATAATAAATTATTAAGTTGTACGTTTGGAATAAACTAAATGAAGGATAGGGGATGGGGGTGGATTACACTTCAGATGTAAGCTATATCTCATTAAGGAGTGCTTTTCTGGAGAGTAATACGGGTTTTGTTTGGGGATTATCAAGATGCTCTCTCCACGTGCGGCTGGCGCCTGTTTCACTCATTGTTGTCGTTTGCGCTCAATGTGAAAATGCTCAACCCGCGTGAAGTGATTGCCGCCGCAGAAACCTCCTGGCGCCAGGACAAAGTGCCACTGGCTGCTGCTGAAGGCTTTATCTGGCAGATACTGGGCTGGCGTGAATATGTGCAAGGGCACGAGCCCCGTTTGCGTGGCAACCATCGCCTGAGCATGGTGTATCGCAATTGGGACAAGATGTCTGCCGAGGCCCAGCAGGCCTTGCGCCAGCAGGCGGAACAAACGCTTGCACAAATCGCGT